ATAGCATGTGTTCTCGGAGCCAACATCGGTACAACTGGAACCATATGGTTAGCAGGTCTTCTCGTATCTGACGGTATGCCGAAAGGTGATACATTAAGAATAGCAATGGCTCACACAGGTGCCAATCTATTTATGGCAATAGCATTGCTACCGTTTGTAGGACATTTTGCAAGATATTTAACTCGTTTCTAATTCACACCCAATAGGAGATTGTTTGGCAGTTGATTTCAGTACGTTAGAGAGATTAATTAATAGACACGAAGAAGTATTTTCAGACCAGTTACAACCGTTAAAACCCATTAGATGGGGAGATAATTACGAACCCCGACCAAAAAACCCTCGCAAACGCAAAAACAAACTACCTAAGGTAGAGAAAGAGTATTTTAATGACAGAAGAATGGCTATGACCCCCAATACTTGACTTTTACGTATTGGTGTGTTAAAATGTTTATATTTATAAATAAGTATTACTATATAGTAACCCACCCATAATAAGGATTTTACATGTCTCAATACGAATCATCGGATTTAGTAGATAAAATTATGTCAGGTGAGCATAATAATGCCCGTGAAGTATTCAATACTATGCTAAACGATAGAATTCTTTCAGAATTAGAAGCAAAAAGAGTAGAACTGGCCGTAAATATTTTACCTTCGGATGACCGAGAACAGAACGATATAGTAAGAGATAAGGCTACACAACTTTACCATGAGGTCGATCCTCATTCAGGAGAGACTGTTGACGATTATGATGTTTAATGATAAAGCAGATTGTTGATGGGCGTTGGTACATATCAGAAACCGACACACACTTTGAACCTCAATGTTATCATGGCACTGATTATAGTTATCAATTCTTTCACAGGGAAAAATTATTCGAAACGTTTAAAAATTTGAATTTTATTCCTCGTGAAATTATTGATATTGGAGCACACATTGGATTTTGGGCTAGAGATTTTGTAAAAAACTGTAATAAATTACACTGTTTTGAACCTCATCCTATAAATTTTGAATGTCTTCAAAAAAATTTAAATACAGAAGTTACTGATAATGATGCTGATGTTGTCTTATACAATTGTGCATTAGGTGAAGAAGAGCAACCAGTTTACATGCATTTTGTTGAACATAATACAGGCGAAACTCATGTTGGAGAAGAACTCAAAGATTCATTTTACAATGGAAAGTTTATAGAAGGTAAAGCAAATGCGATCATGTATTCTCTTGATAGTTTCAATTTATCTCCAGACTTCATAAAGATTGATGTAGAGCATTATGAAATGAAAGTTCTCAAAGGTGCAAAAGAAACTATAGAAAAACATCGACCATATATATTAGTTGAAGCCAATGAAAAACTTGTTGAAAATTTCATAATTGATTTAGGATATGAAAACTTATATAAAGACAGAGATTGGTTATTTAAACCATTATGAGAGAAGCAGATATATATTTTGATACAGAAAAACAAATATTAACAATTGAAGAACCTGATGGAACTTCTCACACTTTTACTGTTACTATGTTGAGAGAAGTAAAAGAATTGCTTTCTCGTTATAATTATGCAAATTTTTGCGATATTGGTAACATAGATGAATTTCATCAATTTGTATTCAAAATGGGCGAATTGAGCCCTGAAGTAAAAGATGTTGAGTCCCCTTATTTGAATTGATGCACGAAGATACGACACGAATATATTCTTGTAATATATTAAAAGAAAAATCTGATTGGTTTGTGAATGCTATTTTAGCATATAGAAAATATATCGATCCTTTGGGTAAAATTACAACTAATGTTGGAGGATGGCAGAGCCCATACTTTGTGAATCAAGAATTTCCATTCAAAGCATTCGCAGAATATTATTTTGATGTTCTCTTTCAATATTATAGAGCATATATGATTGAGATGCACAATCCAACCCACAAGGAACAAGTCGATGGTATATTGTTATATGATTCTTGGTTTACAGTAAGTGATAAAGGAGATTTTAATCATCCTCATCACCATTCCCCTCCAAGATATTATCATAAGTACACTTGTTCACTGGTACATTTTCTTAAAATATCTGATGATAGTGGATTTTATATAACAAATGAAAATTCTAACGATAAATACTATCCACCTGTAAAAGAAGGTGATTTAATATTTTTTGACTGTAAAACATTTCATGGTGTAGATGAAAATCCATTTGATGAGCCTAGAATAACTGTTGCTTTTAACATGGAATACATAGATGAAACTTTTAGGCAGTAAATTAAAAGATTATATAGCAGTATTTGAAAATGTTATACCTAAATCTGATTGCATGTTCATACGAAGTGAATATACTAACGATCCTTTACTCGCTCCAGCAGTAATATCAGGAAAAATTGGTGAAGATTCACATGTAGATTATGAGGCTCGTAAAGTTTTAGATTTGAACATTTCAGACCCATATATAGTAAATAAGAACGAATACAGACAGAAAATAGAAAAATTACTTCTAGAATACACAAAAGATGTAGTTTATAGATATGGAAAAGAAGTATCTACGCAATTTACAGTAGAACATGCATCAACATTAACATACTTGAAATACAAGAAAGGTGATTTTTTTAAAAGTCATACAGACGATTCTCCTAAAAATAGAAGAGTATTAACTATAATATTTGCATTGAATGATGATTTTCAAGGTGGTGAGTTTGAATTTTTTAAAGAGGATAAATATATATTGAAACAACTTATGGGAAGTGCTTTAGTCTTCCCATCCAATTTTTTATATCCTCATGAGGTTCGTGAAATAAAAAATGGAGAAAAACATTCAATTATAATTTGGATTACATAGGAAAAATATGGCTACTTTACAATCAACAACAATTAATGGAACTCTAGATGGTATGACCAACTTTGCTGGTATGATTGCTCCATTTGGGGTTAACTCCGCACCTACAGGATGGCTTAGGTGTAACGGATCCGCCTGGAGCCGTACAACATATAACAATTTATATGATGTCATAGGCACGACATGGGGTGGGAGTGGGAATAACTTTAATGTTCCTGATTTACGAGGACGTTTTATTAGAGATACCGATGATAGCACAGGAAGAGATCCTGGTAGAAACTTTGCTTCATTTCAGGACCAGGGAGTACAATATCACTCTAGGACTGATGGATTATTTAATAATCCACATTATGGAAGTGGTATGGTATCTCCAGCAAGTAGAGCATTAATGCAAATCATTCATCCTGGATATCCAGTGGGACACGGTACGCAAAGTCATAAATCTGTACTTTTTACCACCGGTTGGTTTCATGCAAACACTGGTGTTGGGCATCATGTTTTTCAACAACATTCCGGTAATGCACCACAAACAAGACCAATGAATGTAACAACCTCATATATGATAAAGGACTAATATGCCCGTAAGACAGTTAAAAGAAAAGGTATTTTACAATATGCATGATGCGAGCCCTGTTATGGGTCATGAGTCACCAAGAGAACCAGGCATCTTTGGAATTCCAGGTGGTGCCGTAGATTCTACACCACCAGATTTTGATAAATCTACTCACACATGCGAATGGGATGAAGAAAGTTCGGACTGGATCGTAGACGAAATCGTGGTTGAAGAAGAAAATTTCATGCAAAAATATGAATTTGATCCAATGGACAGAGTAAGAAATGTTAGAAATCAATTATTGCAAATGTCTGATGTTTATATGACTGAAGATTTTCCTATTACCGCAGAAAAAAAGGCAGAATGGAAAACATTTAGAACTAAACTAAGGGATCTTCCTGTGGATCAACCAAATCCAGGTGGGGAAAACTTTATTAATGACGGCAAGTTAAATATTACATGGCCTGATAGACCTGATGGGGGTTCATATACTGATGAAAACGGTGAACCTGCCGGCATATAATTTAATTATTGGAGAATACTATGTATAAACATTTATTTGGAAAAGATTCTACTAAAAATCCAAAAATTGTGAATGACCATAATGAAAAAACTACACTACATCATTTAGAGAAGGACCGAGTCAAAAATCCATATGAAGATAATGATTTAGAGTTTGGTCCATATGATGATTTTGAATTTAGAGTATCGAACATGGTCGTCAAAGCGATTGATATGGTGAATTTACCAGAAAAAGTTGACATTTTTAAGCGTTCAACTGGAGAAAGAGTAGCATATTTGACCTCATATCAAAAATAATATTAATATATAAATTACAATGACTACGTTGAAATTAGAAACTTTCATATCGAAAGAATCTTTATCATATATGGAAAAAGAATTTCTACTTCCATATCACACACAAAAAAATCCACCATCTTGGTTCAAACAAATGCCTGCAAAAGAGCAATGGACCGAGGCTAATGGGCATGGTAAATTTGAACACGGTTCATATACGTTTAAATCTTGCATTGGTCTGACTCATTGGCTTGCCAACAGTATTTCAATACCGTCCCCTACTGATGTCGAATTTGTTCGAAATCCTGATGGTGAATGGAGTTGTTCAATGGAATCGGATAAATTTTTAACTGTATCTGGTTTCGATGGGTCTACTCATAAAACGTTTTCACAGTTTCTAAGAAGTAAAGATTTAAATCCTCAAGTATTCAAATTAACTTTTCCATTCAATATAAAATTAAAAACCTCAAAAATTCCATGGTTCAAGAAATTTTTCACCAAAAAATATGTGAACGCATATTTAACACATCCTTTTTTTGAATCGACAACTGAAGAATGGACAATGATACCTGGTAGTATGCCAGTATGGACAGACAAAGATATTTCATTAAAACTCACTTGTTTTTACGCTTTTAATCGAAGAACAGAATATGTTAAAATGACGAGAGGTGAAATTATTGGTAATCTGCTTATCAACAGAAATGCCTCAGATAAATTAAACATTGAATATGTCTCTAGAGAGATTAATGACTTTGAATATAGAAACAATGAAGCCTTTCAGTTATTGTCGCAAGTAACAAATAAAAAGGCAAAAGTATTTAATAAAATGATAAAAGGAAGATGCCCAATATAATTGAATTTACTTATGTTCAAGACCTAACAGAGGTTGTTAGGCCAATATTTGACAGTATCAAACCATTTCCAATTAAGAATTTATTACCAGAATGGTATAAAGAGTTAAGCACTAAAGGACCACAACATCCAGAGCAACATCCATTAAAGTATCAACCAACCATGAAAAAGTGTATGCCAGTTATGGATTATCTTACAAGTGGATATATCATACCAGCATGGGAAGAATTGATACTATATAAAAACAAATATGGTAATATAGAAATTAATACATATGTAAATGGCACTGGTCAGAGGGAAAATTATTTAAGAGAAAATAAACATGACATGCGACAATTGAATACTTTTTCGCATACAATGTTATTCGATGAATATTTTGGCGACCTGGATAGAGAAACTTTTGAGGAAGAATCTGGTGCAGGATTTTGGGTTTCTAAATTAATGAATCCTTGGAAAATAAAAACACCTAAAGGTTATTCTTGTTTATTTACCAGACCATGGTATCATAATCAAAAAATAAATATATTACCAGGCATAGTTGATACTGATAATTTTGACATGCCCATTAACTTTCCATTCATGGTCAATTTAAAATTCAAAGAGTCCTATGAAATTGGAATAGGAGATCCTTTGATATGCGTGTTTCCTTATAAGAGAGATGATTGGCAAATGAAAATTTCAGTAGATTCTAGTGAACCTCAACCAAGTCCTAGCGTTTATAACATCGTAAGAGATTTATATAAAAAATATGTGAGAGAAAAAAATGGAAGAAGTTACAACTGATGGTGGGTCACCAGCACCAAAACGTGAAATTATAAGCACTAATCTTCTAGATTACATAGTCAAATTTGATAATGTTATTCCAGTAGACTTATGCGAAACAATTATTGAAGAATTATCTAAAGATGGTTGGGCCCGACATAAAATGTACGATGATTTCGGTAATGCCGTAGAATTAAAGAAACATGAAAATTTTTCGAGATATGGATGTCAGCAACATATGTATAGTTACTTAAATGCAGATAGAGAACCATGTATAGTTGCTAGAGAAATAATCATGAATATGTTAGATAATACTGCTGAAAAATGGCATCAACTTCCATTAGTTAAAGCATTACAAGCCAATCCTCCAAATCAAAAAATATCTCAACCAAGATTTAATCGATATGAAGAAGGTGAATGTATGCCTAAACATACTGATTTTATTATTTCTGGAATAGGACTTTCATATTTATCAATGTTATTCGCATTGAATGATTCAACCGAATACGAAGGTGGAGATTTTGTAATATGTGAAGACTATGTTGTGAATGATTTCAATACAGGTGACATATTGGTATTTCCATCGTGGATTGCATATCCTCATTTAGTCACTCCTGTTACCAAAGGTACAAGATATACTGCAGTCAGTTGGATTTATTTGACTGGTCTTGGTATGGCCGGTCCAGAACCATCATATTATAAACTTAGAGATGATCGTGTCAATCCTTTTATTTGACCGGTGTAGATGTATGATTGCTTGGGAATAAATATCAATATGATAGATTGGATTCAAAAAAACTTACAGATATTGACAAACAAGAATAAAAATGTTATAATTTATCCCGATACTCTTGAAAAACGTAATCGTAGATTAGAAGACACAACCACAGACCCTATTCTAGAGAAATTACATGCCGAAGCAGGACGAGATAGACT